TGCTTGGTTAGGTAATTCAGTCCATGGTAATACAGCAGTTGAACATAGATTCAAAAATAGAATTAGTATTAATAGTATTCTTTCTTTAGCTGAAATTCCAATTGTATTGATACATGAATTAATACATGTGAATCAAATACATACTGGATTGTTAAGTGTATCCAGGCATGGAATCTATACTTGGAATAATAAACAATACAGAATTCCTGAATCGCTAAGTATAGAACAGTACATTCGATTACCTTGGGAAGCAGATGTTGTAGAAAAACAACAAAAAGTGCTAACAGACTCTTTGGCTTACGCAATGAAAAAGGTTGACATTTAAAAGCTGTTATAATACATGCATAGACAGCAACAAGTAGGAGCGCGAAATGACAGTTAAAGAAATGATGGAAGTGTTGAGCCAACTGGACCCAAACAAAGAAGTCACTGTATGGAACTGTGAGTATGACTCCACTGACTATGTTGACAGAATAGAAGTTGATCAAGACGGTGATATTGTAATATATTAAGGAACACAATGACATATTCAACATCATGGACACTATTGTTCCTTCAACGAAATGAGCGTAAGGCTAAGGTCCGAGCGCGCCGGGTAGGCAAATATAATTCAATTACTTGGTGTTACAGAGGTTGACATTAAATCAGTTTGGTGTTATAATAGATACTTAGCAACAAAGAGCGTTACGATTGTATCATAAATAAGTGATGAATGACACTGAAATAATACAACCAGAAAACGAAATTGTTGCTGCCCGCAAGCGCAAGCGCAGGACTGACACGAATCACGCAATTTATGTTATAACTAACGTTTTAACTGAAGAACAATATGTTGGTATTGCTGTTATAAGCACTACTGTTAGAGCAGCATTGAAACGCCGCATACAAAAGCACGTTCAACGTGCGAATGCTGAAGCCAAAGATTGGGGACTATGTAATAGTATCCGTGAATATGGTTCTGAGGCATTTACATACGGATTGTTAGAAATTGTGCGCGGCAAAGGTCCTGCTCACTTGCGTGAACTTGAATACATACGACAATATCACCCGGCATTGAATACATTTAGATGAACGACATTTTATTAAATATTGGTACTTGGATCAAAGATGACTATAGAACTCACCCTCTTCGTTTTGTCGTTGAAGTGTTGGCTTGGGCAATATCGGTTGGCTGTAGTCTCACAATGGCGATCACTGTACCAAATCCGCCTTTACTCTACATGTATCCTGTATGGATTATTGGTTGTTCTTTGTACTTGTGGGCTTCTTATACGAGAAAATCATTTGGGATGCTAGCCAATTATTTGCTACTGGTATCTATTGATAGTGTTGGTTTATTTAGAATGTTAGTTAACTAGGAAAAATGATGGGTAAAAAATTTACAGTTACTTTAGAAGAAGATCCTGAATCAGGTGACTTGATCATGCCTTTCCCTGAAGGCCTATGTGAATCACTAGGATGGGATATCGGTGATACGCTAGATTGGGCTGATAATAAAGACGGATCGTACTCATTGACTAAAAAGAAACCTGAAACTCAGT